AATATATAATATCCTCTGCCTCTCAGCAGAGGGTATCTGCTCTGGTGGTGGATATTTTAAAGGACTCATTAGCTACCTATTGTAGGTTTCGTATCTGGAAAATCATCTGTAGCAGGCCAATTCCGTAATGCGACCCTATAGGCCATTATCGCAGTATGCTCAGGATGGTCTGTCACTGAGACAAACCTATCGGTTCGATTCAGTTCATCATCTCGCCACAAACGAGCCTCAAATCTGGTTGTTTCTGCTTTTTGTTCAGTAGACTCTTGTGGTACAGGTATTAATTCATAACTACCACCACCTGCCACCGTACGCGCCATTTCTTCAGACGCTACAATATTACCTGTCGTGCCATCTTCATATGTTATTTTATAATCTGCCATTTTATTACCCCATTGACGTTGGAAAAATTAAGACAACCCCTGCGCCACCTTTCGCAGGATTAGTCCTGCCTGATGAGGTAGAAGTAGTGCGTTGCGCCCCACTACCTGCACCCATAGACACACGCGAACCGTAAGCCCACTCAAAACCATCTGTTACAACCGCAGCTTTGCCCCCCTCAAATGGGCCAGTAGGTTGCGCTATGTAAGTTCCATTGCCTCTACTTTGAGCGGCATCAAAACGAGCATTAGCACCACCGTTCATAATTTGACCTGCATGGTACTTGTTTGTTGTGTTTGCATACTGACTTGGACTACCCAAATCAGGCCCATTATAAGTAGTGTTCTGAAACTCGTCATAAGAAAATAACTCAGGAAACGGACACAACATTACTGGTATGTCTTGCCCTTGACCTGCACCCATATTGTCCATAGAACCCTTTTCAGTACCTGTTCCGTATATACCACCTTCTTGGTACTGATTTAACGCGCCACCGAAAGAAAACTCGATCACACTGGTTGTGGACGCACCTGTTATACCTGCTTGACCTGCACTACCCGTCATCCATAAGCCTGTGGCACCTCCTCCACTGGCCTGGCGTGTAGAAGCGCAAGCTCCACCTGCGCCACCTGTATAGTTAGCTATGTTTCCTCCACTCGCTGCACCACCTGTACCCCCTGCACAACCTGCACTCGACGCAGTAGCCCCTGCGCCACCACCATTGCCTGTTAAAAATGCAGAGCCACCTACAGCAACAGTAGTATTACCCCCTGCATTACCTGCTGCCGCTGCTGTTGAAGTGCTAACCCCTGCACTTGCACCCCCTGCACCGATAGTAATAGTGTAAGCGGTTGATGCCAGAAACACGTATTTACTAACTGCTGTTCCACCTGCGCCTCCACCTGACGCTGACGCGTCTGTGTTTCGATTTGTATATGCACCTGATCCACCTCCTCCAATACAATAAACTATACCTTCAACATTACAACTTGGAGTCCACGTAGTGGTCGCAGAAAACATGATATTGGGTAGGCCCGTATCGCCCCCTTTTTGTCCTAAAATTGCCATTCTATTTTACCCTTTCTTTTCTTATAATGAAGCCCAGCCAATAGTGCCGTCCACATAAACCAGTTGCACTGCTCCATCTTTTAATAGCGTTCCATCAGCGGCTGCTGAATTAATATTTGATGAATTACGCCCTACGGTTACAACAGCGGCTCCAACATTTTTAATAGTCACAGTATTACCAGCAGAAGGTGAGCTTGGCAACGTAATTGTAAACGCACTTGAGGCATGGTTGCCAATTATTTGATCGCCAGACACGGCTGTATAACCGCTCGTTTCGACTCGCCAATCCTTATACAGCCCTCCAACCGCAGTGCCGTTAATAGTAAAAGCTTTACTCGCTGCAAGGTCTATACCGCCATCATCAATAGTGGCAATTTCAGTTTCGTCAATGTAAAATGACACCTTACCGTGATCGCCTGTGCCGCTTGCGGTTTTTGTCGTAAAGCGAAGTTCCTCAAGCGTCTTGTTCGACCCACCGTTAAGTGCTTGAATGAACAGTGCCTCTGTAGCCGATGTTCCGATGGACAGTGATGTATCTGCGTTATTATTGTCATCGTATATAGTGACATCACCTGCGGTAACTCCAAGCGTAGCCGTACCTGCACTTAGCGTGAGGTTGTTGTTACCGGAAGTATCAACCGTAGCGGCAGAATTGAAGCTCAGCGTGTCACCACCTATGTCTACATCACCTTCAAAATCAAGTGACCAGGATGCGGTTGTAGCATGTGGCGTAAGAGTTAAACCTGTAACAAATGTTCCGGCTGATGCAATGTCGTTACCGAAGGTTAATGCGCCACCATTAGCTGCATTAATCTTCCAATCGTCACCTGCGTCAGCGCTGGCATCAGCAGACAACACAATCGCTACAGGTGCATCATCTACACTGGCCTGTATGAGTAGGGCATCAGCACCAGCCTCATCGTATTCTATTTTTATGTCATCATTAGAACCGAAAATGATCTCTTTGGAATCAGCCATCGTGATTGAGTTTGCACCGCTGACGTTGTTAGAATCGTCTACGATCAAACCGCTGTTTTGGCCTGTCTTGCCACCAGTGCCATCGAAACGAACTAAAGCGTTGTCGGTAGATGAACCAGGCCCACTAAAGTCACCAGAGGATATAGCACTACCAGCTATGGTATATGCCTTACCGGACGCAAGATCAATTCCATCATCATCAATGGTTGCAATCTCAACCTCATCTATGTACCAAGTGACTTTACCGTGATCGCCAGTTCCAGAGGCCGTCTTGGTTGTAAACCGCAACTCTTCTAAGGTCTTATTTGAGCCACCGTTAAGAGCCTGTACAAACAAGGCTTCCGTAGCACTCGTTCCTATGGCTAAACTGGTATCCGCATTGTTGGTATCGTCATAGATGGTTACGTCACCAGCCGTAACGCCCAATGTAGCTGTCCCAGCAGAAAGGGTCAGATTGTTATTACCACTGGTGTCAATGGTGGCCGCAGCGTTAAAACTGAGCGTATCGCCACCTATATCTACGTCACCTTCAAAGTCGAGCAACCATGCGGCAGTCGTAGAATTTGGTGTCAACGTCAAACCCGTTACATACGTCCCTGCTGAAGCTATATCGTTTCCAAATGTTAGCGCACCACCATCGGCCAACCCAATCTTCCATTCGTCACCTGCGTCATCGCCTTGATCCGCTTTTAGAACTATGGCTAATGCCGCACCTTCTACCGCAGCAGCAATCTCCAACGCATCGTTTGTTGTTTCATCATACTGTATCGTTACGTCATCGTTTGTGCCTAAAGAGAGAGCCTTATTGTCTGCTAATTTTAACGTGCCGGAAATGCTCAAGTTGTTGATCTGGTTGCTTGCAGACGTATCGTCGAGGTCACGGCTTGAGTCTACAACCAGTGCTTTTGAGGCCGTGATATTCCCGGCGGTAACCCCCAAATTCGTAGCGTCAAGGCCTCCATTGATCGCTGACGATGTAAGGAGGTTATCAAACTCGTTATTGAGTTGTGCCGCTGTTAAAACCGCACCTGATGAAAATGTATGTACTCTGGATACAGAACCCATTATCTACCTCTGTGTCTGTCCTAATGTGGAAAGTAAATTTCTTCGTTCCTGGGCCTCTTCACCCTGTTCTTCTGCCGTTACAGCTAATCTTCCAACCCTTGCTGCCGTTCTTGGCCTTGTCACCTTTGTTCTATCTACGTAATCGCTTACTGCCCGATAACCACCGCCTACCAAATTGCGTAAAGCCTTTCTTTGGTTTTCATCTAAATTACCAAGACCCTCTCGATCCATCCTTCTGGCATCATTAAGGACACTTTCTGCATCGTTTGGAGTAACATCCTTGGGGTTCTTTTTAAACTTTTCAGCAGCCATCTTACGCAAATCATCGGTTATCTTAACGCCTTTACCAGCAACTTTTTCGCCAAACTTACCAACATCTCCAGCTATCTTACTTGCATTTCCTGGAGTGTAAAGGTAAGAAAGCAACATACCTCCATATCTTGGGCTAAAGCTGGCAAGAGCAACCGGAGCCATAATAGAGTTTAAAATATTAAAGCCTACAACCCCACGACCTATATTACTAATCTCAGATCGAACAACAAGGCCACCACCAAACACTGGACGCATGGCAAATCCGGCTATTTTAGGTATCA